CAGATAAGATAGGCGCAACATCGATCGCAAGCGCTACCTTCTCGGTGCATGCCGATGGGTATCAGTATCTATATGCCTTTTTCCGAGCGAAAACGGCGCGAGGCGCTGAGCCATTTCTCATTGATCTCATTCTTGACGGCTATCCGCGTCAGGAGCGTACAGCGAGATTCATACCCGGATCCCTGTCCTTACCGCAAAAATTCCGTGGACGGTTTTTTACGATAACTGCTCAGCTTGAAGTCGATCAGTTGGATGCCGACGACGAGTTCGATAATTCTATTGTTGACGTATGGGACGCTGCCGGTGGCACAGATTTGGGCGGCTATCTGAATCTGTTCAGCCCGCCGATAAATGAAAAGTGGCCGACACACGGCCCCCTGCTGACTGACGGTGACGGCGAAACCTTCACCGATGGCGCCGGGAACGAGATCACGATCTAGGAGCGCGTTATGAGAAAAGTCCTATTAACTTTGGCGTTGCTGGCTATGTCGGCACAAAACGCTCCGGCGATTACCTTTCACGACTTGGCAAGTGGAAGCACTTCCATGGATGGGGAAGTGCCCGTCTGGCAAGATGGCGGCGCGAAAAAGCTGCCGTTTACTTCGTTCTTTTCCAGCCTGCCATCTGTCAGTTCAGCGAGTGCATTTCGCGCTGCGATCTCCGCCGTGAGTGGGCCGACTTCATCTACGAACGGCAACGTCGCAACTTTCAGTGGTGCAGCAGGAAAGACTATTCAAGATAGCGGAAAGGCCTTGCCATCAGGCGCCGTCGTAGGCGTCAGCGATACGCAGACACTTACAAACAAGACTATTTCTGGTGCAAGCAACACCATTTCCGGTCCTATCAGCGGAACGGCGACGAACGACAATGCTGCCTCTGGAAAGGTAGGCGAATTTATTGCGGCAACGCCCGGCTCAAATGTTTCACTTACGACGGCCCAGGCTAAGAACTGCACAAGCATACCGCTGACTGCCGGCGACTGGGAATTAGACGGTCGCACCGAAATATTTGGCGGCGGAACTACATCACAGACGCTTGCTGAAACGAGTCTATCTTCAACTTCGAACACAATGAACACGGCGCTAGACCATTTAACTGCGGATAGCGGACCGGCTCGCCTGGGGTCGGACATAATCTATATTCTGCCACGAGTTCGCTGGTCGCTATCGGCATCGACCACTATATTTCTCGTTGCTCTCGCAAACTTCACGGGTGGGACTACCTCTGCAAGTTGCGCTCTCAGTGCCAGGCGTGTGCGTTGACGAATGCCGACATATGCAGAATTTTTCCTAAATTGCCCGGCGCGTGTGGTTCAACTCGAACTTATCGAGATCAGCCATCCAAATTTCAGCCAGGACTATCGCGTCGTCCGCAATAAGGTGGGTGGCGCGAAAGCGTGGGTTGTGCCAATTGGCGGTAGTCCTGCGGCAGAGATGCAGTTCGACTATTACCCGCTCCGCATCACCAGCAAGGGCGACCGCAACGATCTGGACTATGGCCTTCAGATCGACCTTGGCGACCTGGGCGATATCGTCTCGGGTGAGGTTGACAACGTGGCTGCGGCCGATGGGTTCGGCACCAAGCCAAAGATGCGGTATTGGACGTTTCGGTCTGACGATATGACCTCACCGCTGTTCGGTCCCGTATCCCTGGAAATCCCGGCCCTGCCCATGACCAACATGGGCACTTCGTTCGAAGCGGCAGCGCCCGCGCTCAATTCCAATCGGACTGGCGAGATGTATCTGATTTCTCGTTTTCCCACTCTTAAGGGTACTTTGTGAGGCCAGATTTCAGCGTGGACCCGTATCTATCGCGGGTTTATCGGAAGGCCAAGTACACCTGCCTGGAATTCACCGCAGAAGTCTGGAAAGACCTGACGCGGGAGGATATTGGCGACCGCCTGCGCATCCTGCATATCGCTTCAGCCGACCGGCGGATAACGCCTAGCGACCTGCGCTACTTTCAACGCCTGGGCGAGGCCGCGTCGCCCTGTATCGCCCTAATGCGCCGGCCCAAGACAGTGCCGCACATGGGCGTGGCTCTCCGGGGCCGCATCCTACACCTGAACGAAATGGGCGCTGCCTTCCAGTCTCCGCATTTCGCTGGCCTGGGCTTCAAGACGGTCACCTATTACCGATGACACAGCGCCTCACCATAATCGAAGACATTTGTGCGCACGAGGACGCCCTGGTCCTTGAGGGGCCGGACGTGCGCGACCTGCTGGGATCGCATTTCGACCACTGGCCAGAGAATGGCCATCTGTTCCATGGAGAAGTCGCCCAGGATCACGAGATCGTTATCACCGATGAGGCTGATTGGAATCGTCTGAAGGATGCACCAGGCCCGTTCATCATGGTGCTCAACCCTCAGGGCATCGAATGGATCATTATCGGCGCAATAGCTGCCAGCATCTTGCTTTCTGTTGCGGCTGTATTTCTGCTGACGCCTTCAATCCCGGGCGTGTCAGGAAACATCAGCAGTTCCAACAATGATCTTTCCGACCGGCAGAACAAGGCGCGGCCACTTCAGCGCATCCCGGACATTTTGGGAGAGGTGCGTTCGACGCCGGACCTTTTAGGTGTTCCTGTCAAACTGTTCGAAGACCGGGTAGAGGTCGAATACGCTTACCTTTGCATTGGCCGCGGCGCCCATGATGTCGGAGACATTCGGGACGATACGACGCTTTGCTCTGAACTTGATGGTGCTTCTGTCGAGGTCTATGCGCCAAACACATCGCCGCTTTCTGGAGATGAACCCCAGGTTCTGATTGGGAGTGCCATCACCCAACCTCTGCTTTCAGCCACTGCGTCGAACGCTATCAACGGACAGGTTCTTTACGCTCCAAACTATAAGAGCGTGGACATGGCCGCGCTTTCCATCGGCGGTCGCTTCCAGGCTGATGGCAAGATCAATGCCCCGGCCATGAACTGGGCACGGTCTTTCGAGGTTGATGACCAAGTCACCATAACCAGAGCAACCTACAATGACGGCTCTGGCCATGTTGTTGACCTGTCGGGCACGTACCGGGTTAGTGCCATCACAACCGATAACCACCTGTTGGAGTTCGACCATCCTGAATCGGTCAATCCGGACTGGCTGATAGTGGCTGATATGGCGGACGCCCGGACGGATTTCCTTTTCCCTCTGGTGGAAGTAACCGTTGCCAAGACTGTCGGGCCCTTCACACTCGATGTGTCCGACCTGAACCAAGTCATCGCCAACGTCGTGGCTTCCGGTGGGCTTTATTCCATCGACAGCGGAGGAACTCAGAAGCGTATCGACGTGACGGTGCGCATGACGCTCCTGCCCTTAAACATGGATGGAAGTCCTGCTGGTGCAGCCGAGATATTCGACTTTACTGTGCAGGGGGCAGCGACAACCCGATCCCTCTTGGGCAAGACCTGCAACGCAACCCCGACGTTCTCCGGCCGATGCAGTGTTTCTATGCTTCGCACCTCTCTGACCGACACTACTGACGGCCTTCAGATCGTGGACGAGATCAAGTGGCGAGACCTCTATGCTATCTCCCCAATTGACGTGGCGCATTTCGGCAATGTCACCACAGTCTATTCCCGGTCGGTAGCGACGCCCGCGGCTCTCGGCTTGAAAGAACGCAAGCTAAATATGAACGTGGTCCGCAAGGTTCCACAGCGGGATGGCGACGTCTTTACAGGTTTGGCCGCGTCCAAATCAGTGGCCGACATATTCTGCTTCGCTGCTCTCGATCCCTATATCGGCGGCCGGACGCTGGCCGATCTGAATATCTCGCAAATCTATGATGCCGTTGCCGAAGTGGTTGATTACTTCGGAACTGCCGAAGCTGCTGAATTCGGCGCCACGTTCGATGACGACGGAACCTCGTTCGAGGAAATGGCACAGTCTATCGCCCAGGCCGCATTTTGTGATGCGCAGCGTTCGGGTTCGACCCTGCAATTGTTCTTTGAGCGGGAGACGCAGGATAGCGCCATCCTGTTCAATCACCGGAACAAAGACCCCGGATCGCCCGAAGTGCGGACGGTCAGCTTCGGGCCCCAGGGTGACTATGACGGCGTGGAATACAGCTATGTGGATAAGGGCAATTACGATGGTCCGGCTGTATACCGCATCCCAACAGATGGCTCAGCCACCCGCCCCAAAAAGATCGAGACGGTAGGGCAGCGGAATTTCAGCCAGGCTTATTGGAATGCATGGCGCGAGTTCAACAAGATCCAGTACCAGCACGTCGGAACGGAATTTGTTGCCTTGGCCGAAGCGGCTCTGGTCGGTCGGCTGCAACGCATCCTGGTGGCCGATAACACCAAGGCCAAAACCCAGGATGGCGAGGTAAAAAGCCAGTCTGGCCTGACGCTGACCCTGAGCCAGAAAGTCGTATTCGAAGCTGGGAAGACCTATCGGATTTTCCTTCAAATACCGAATGCATCTGTGGACTCGATCCCGATAAGCGCTGGCCCATCGGCCAATCAAGTAATTCTTGAGCACGCCCCTTCGGCGTCTCTTTCTCTGGCTTACGATGCCTACGCTCGGACGGCATATTGGATCGTGGCAAATGATGATGGGCGCGAGCAAGCCTTCCTGATTTCGGAAAAAGACCCGCAGGACGCCAACACCTACAAGGTTTCCGCCGTGAACTATGACGCTCGCTACTACGCCAACGATAGCGTCACCCCGGCCTAACGGCCCAAGACTTTCCCATACCGGAGAATACCATGACTGATCCGATCACTCGGACGCAGCTCGTTAACGCGTCGCGTGACGCCGACGACATTGCAAAAGCAATCACCGGTCCTGCAATTGGTGACGGAAGCACCTTCTTCAATAGGGTGGGGAACGCGCTCAAGACCTGGTCGCGGTTGCTGAAAGAGGTCTCCGATACTGTAG